TCTCTCGCTGCCAGCAGCAGCCGGTTGACAAGCTTGTGCGCATCGTCGCCAACATTGCTGGCCGCGTTCCAGAGTTCCTGAGGCAAGCGCGAACGTTCCGCGGTGATGACATTCAGCAGATCCTTGGCCAGGGCCGTCTGCTCGCCCACGCTCAGGTGAGCGCCAGGACCATCGTCCTCGGACATGGTCACCATATCGACCGCCGCATCCAGGCAAGCTTCGGTTGTCCCCAATTCCCTTGCCCGCTCGGCTTTTTGCACACGGCCTTGCCCGCGGTTTTGCGCCTGCACCTGTATGTACAAGGAGGCGAGAGACTCGATTGTTTTCAAGCCACAGCATGCCGCTGCCGCACCCATCGCTATACGGATGGGCGAACCAACGATCTGTGACCCGGATGGAGTTGATGCTTGTTTGGTCGTGGCAACGACTTGCCGCAGCGTGCCAACACGCGGCAGAAGCCAGGACGTGTCCTTGCCTCACCCAATCGGCTCCGATTTTTACATAATATACATACCAGACGACTCGCTTTCCGAAGCCTTCGCTGGCACAGCATTTTCAGCCATCCCAATTACGCATAAAAAAACGGCGGCTGTCGCTGCCACTCGTTTCCATAGCGCTTTTTCGCGTGGTGATTCCGCTACTTCTAGCAGATGGTCGGCGACTGTCGCTCGAACGTCCCATCCCAGTGCCTGCGCGCATCCGATCACTGCGTCAACGTCCATTTTTCTGACGCCTACGACGTAGTTGTTATAGCGCTGCACTCCGAGTCCAGCTTTCCTCGCAAGTCCTGCTTGCGACTCGTTCGGGAACGCCATTTTCATGGCCTCGATCAATTTTTCTTGCGTTGTCATATCCACGCCTGTTGACAGGGCATCCACGGACGTTTATACAGCGTCTTGTGTCCACACATGTGGATGCTCCCAGCCCCCGGCACCCCCCGGGGTGTCTGGGGTCCAGGGTAGGGGTAGTCGTCACTGCCGTTCGTTCGCGGACTACTGCCAGAAGCGGGCAGGGGCGCAAGGGAAGTCGATGTCGCAGCTCGATCTAGCAGTCGGCCTGATATCGCCAACCCACGCATGGGGATCAACACATGGATAAGTTCGAACTGTTTTACCTGGTCAAAGGCCGCCGGGTGGTTGCTGGCCTGTTTCCGTCTCGCCAGGCTGCGCAGGTTCATCGTGACCAGGTGCATGCAGCTCAGTCTCGCCGTATGCGCATGCCTACGCTGTTCCAGATTCGACGCGTGCCGGTCGCTCAGCAGGTGGCTGCATGAACCTTGACGAGTACAAGGCTATCCAGCCGCGCATTGCCGAGCTGCAGCGTACCGCCCTGGAATTCGCCGAGCTTGGCGAATCGAAGGTATCGCGCCTCCTGCTGACAGCCTGTCTTGCCGCTCAGCGCATCAAACCGACCAAGCTGGTCACGGTTGATCCTGCAACCGATGTCGGCACCGCGCCGAAGAAGGGGAAGGGCGCATAACGCGCCCTTTTCTTCGGGAGAAATTCGCATGTTGCACGAATACGAAATTCAGCAACGCGATGGTCGCCGCTGGGTCGTCGTTGACGTGTGCACCGACTACTACGACGCGCAGGAACAGAAGCTAGAGCATGTGGCCGCCGAGGTTGAACACGGTCGGCTTTTCGCCCTGGTGATTCGCGAGTTCCGCGTGCGTCGTGTTTCGATGGGGGTATCGTGATGCATCACGAAATACAGATTATCGCGCTTGTGGTTCTCGCCCTTGCGTGTCTGGTCCGCGGCACGTTCGCTTTCCTGCGGTTCCAGAAGCGCCATTTCATGGGGCGTATGGATGCTGAGCATCGTGCGTTCGTCATGGTGCAAGAAGCCAAGCGCGAGGTGCGCCGTGGCTGACAGTGAACTCAAGCTTTGGCAACTGATCGACCAGCGCAAGCAAGCGACGACGAACGAAGAACGCGACCGACTCGACCGACTGATAGAAGCACGCATCAGGTTGGTCGGGTCGGGGCAGGGCGATGCCGGATGAACGCGCACTACCCGAACCGTCCTTGCTACCACTGCGGGGGCAGCTTGCAGACGATCAACGCGACGGATGCGTGCCTGACGGTTTGCAGCAGCTGCGGCCTGTTGACCTCGAAGCGCAGGGCTATGCAGAACTCCTACAGCGCATCCCCTGGCAACAGTTTTGGACGCTCACATTTCGGCTCAATAAAACAGGCCGAAACGGCGGTGTCCACGTCGAAGCCGCAGACAAAGCGTTCCGTTTTTTCGTCAGTAGCATCAACCGCGAAATCTATGGCCCCAAATGGAACACCAAAGCCCACCGCGGTTTGCAGTGGGCGCGCGGGCAAGAGTTCCACCGCGACGGACGCCTGCATTTCCACGCCGTTGCAGCTGCGTCTAACGACGATTTAAACCGCCTCATAAGCCGTTACCAATGGCACGAATTTTGGTATCGCGAATTTGGCCGCAACAAGATCGAGGCACCACGTAGCCAATCAGATATCACCGGCTATGTATCGAAATACGTAACGAAGGGTGGTGAGGTCGATTTCAGCAAGAACTTTGGCGCGTGGTTGCCACCGCCAATCGACTACACCGCACGACCCGAGCAAGACGGCCTGATCCCGGCCTAAACCAGCAGCACAGAGGATCACCGGGCGGACTGATGCAAGCATCGCGCAACGGGTCAACAAGCGCCCACCACGTCCGCCTTCGGGGGGGTAGGGGGGGACTTAGCTTGACCCCACAGTACCGCCCGCAATTTGCAGAAAACCAACCGCAAGCCAACCAACCAAAGACAGAGAGAAAAGACCGAATGAACGCTCCGAAGATCACCATCAATGGCCCCGTCGATACCCGCAACGTCACGACCTCCAAGGGACTTCCGAAGGCCATCTACAGCCAGAAAGCCACGCTCGAAACCGAACTGATGCGCGTGCAGATCGACGTTGAGGTGGACGGCCCGAACTCCGGCTATCCGGTCGGCGCCGTCAAGGAATGGGACTTGGTGTCCGATCTGGTGCCGGGCCGCTTTGGCCCCGAGCTGGCGCGGCGCATGACCCTGGTGGATCCGCAGCACAACCGCGCCAAGGCGGCGGCGTAAGTCATGACGCGCGTGCTGACCTGCATCGACGCAGTGCCGGCGCAGGACGGCACGTGTGCTCAAACCGCCTGGCTGGATCAAGCCAGCTGGGTGGACATGTTACCCACCGTCCAACAGGCCGGCGTGGTGGGTGGTGCTTATTTTGCTGGCCTAATGACCCTTGCAGTCGTTCGTGGACTGCTCAATCCCAAAACCATCGAGGAGTAATACCAATGCCCAATTTCATCAACACCCTGAACCCTGTGTTCGGCAGCGCCAAGACTGCCGGCTATGCCGGTCTCACCGCTCTGGTTGTCATGCCGGGCTTCGCCATGGCGGCCGACGGCGCTGATTTCGACGGCAGTACCATCGTCGCCAAGGTGGTGGCCTATACCGCCATCGGTGTGACCATCCTGGCGGCGTTCGCGCTCGGTCGCTGGACCCTGCGTGCTCTGGGCCTGATCGGCGGCAAGTGATCGGCAGCGGTTCCCACAGCGGGGGAGGGGCGACCCTCCCCTTTTTCATTTGAGAGGTGACGACGATGGAAGGCTTAATTGTGCTGGTTTTCCTGATCCATGCGGCGCACGTATGCGCTAGCGGTTGGCAGTGATGCGCTGGCTCGCAAGTTACTTTGCGCGAGCACTTGTTCGCCGCACAGTGTATTTATTGGTTGCGATTGTATTTGCATATTTTGGTTTTGGTAATGCTCATGCACAGCAATCTCTAAATTGTTCTGCCGACTACACTGAACAAACCTCAAACGGTTGTGCTGATGAGGGCGAGGCATATGCGATGGCTTATGCTGCTTATGGCAAGTGGGCCTCTACAATTTCAGGCTCTACGGCGGCATGTGCGCCAGTGTATTCATATTCCGGCTCGCAAAAGTTTTCCCTTAAGTTTACTGCCTCATTTAATGGCGGCTCATGCACTGCACTCACTCTTTATCGAGGTTTTGTTTCGGGTGCTACTTGTTCACAGCGCAACACAAATAAACTTGCCGATGCTGCCCAGTCTTATTCTTCTTCTGGTGTTAGCACGTGCATTGCTGGTTGCCAGGTTCAGGGTACTTCTTTTAGCACGCAGACAGGGGGTGTCAATATTTATGGGATGAGAGATCGAACATATAACGGTCAAATTTGTAACGCATCTAAACCTTCTAATGATATTTCCCAAGTTCAGTCTGATAAGGTTGATGCAAACAAGCCTAAGGCGCCTGAGTGTATGGCACTTGAATCAGGTCAGACGGCTTGTATAAAAACAAATGGTGATTATTGCGCCACTGCGTCAACCGGTAAAACGTTTTGTTGGGCGCCTCAGGAAACGGGGAAGAAAGCGGATGGCACGGAGGCGCAGGTGAAATCCCCAAAGGGCGAGCCAGTTACCCCGCCTAGCACCACGATTTCAGATCAGGAGTGGCAGCGTAAGGAAGGGCACCAGCAGACCGCATGTGTCAATAGCACTTGCATCACCTACAACGTTACTAACTATTCCAGTGTGCCGTCTGGTACGGCTAAGAATTCGACCGGAGACAATACCTCTACCGGTAGTGGCAACACGTCAGGCAACGGGGCGCCCGGCAAGGGTACTAAGGATGGTGATGACGATGGCGATGGAGACAGTGCCAGCGATAGCGGCAACTGTACCGTTCCTCCCGCTTGCGTCGGTGACACCCTTAAGTGCTTACACCTTAAATTCACTTGGAAAACTCAATGCAACACGTTGCGCAGCGAAATCACTAAAGGTGATGGTTGCGCAGATGGTGATGTTCCTGTGTGTGCTGGGGACAGCTGTAAAGCTGCGGACTATGCCAGCGTGCTGCAGCAGTGGAAGCAACGGTGTGCTGCGCAGGCGCTAGGCGAGGGTATGGCTACCCGTGCCGCGGGCATTTCCAACGCCGATGATGCTGGCGTTGTCGCTGGTATCTGGGGTGGAGAGTCGGGCGGTTCTGGGCTGACCTTGCGTCAGGATCTCGTGCAGGTCGGTGGCGGCGGAAGTCTTCTCCCGGACGTGGAAATAGAGGGTTCCCATTGGACTGTTCCGCAGGGGTTCTACGATGCAATTGCAGCTGTCCGCATGGTGATTATTGCCATGTGCACAGTCATTGCCATGTTTGTTGTGGGGAGGAATATCTAATGTTCGATTGGGCTAGGAATTTTGCAGATAATTTCTTCGCGAATGCGACTGATGCAATCCACAAACTAATAAAGCTCAAAGCGGCCATTTGGCTTGGCCGGTTACTGTCCGCAGTTGGCCTTGGTTTTGCTGCTCAGAAGTTTATCTATAATCCGATTATTGATTACGCGCAGAATGCTTGGTCCGCTGTTCCTGTCGGTATTGCTAATTGGGTGCATGCGTTCGGTATCGACGCGGGTATTTCTATCATTCTGAGTGCGTATGGGATTCGCGGCGCAGAGCGCATCTTTATCCAACGTAGGAATCAAGCATCATGATTGGTGATACCGCATCCATTTCGCTGCTTACCGGCTTGCCTGGCTCTGGCAAAAGCTTGCGCATGGCTGAGGCGATCAGCAAGCTTGTGGAGAAGGGCGAGCATGTCTACGCCTGCAACATCGATGGCCTGCGTATCCCTGGCGTCACGCTGTGGGACGATGCGAAACGGTGGCGTGAGCTTCCTGTGGGCGCCATCCTTTTTGTGGATGAGGCGCAGGCGTTTTTCCCTGAGCGTCGCGGCGGTGAGCCGCCTGAGTGCGTGCGGATGAATAAAATTCGACACGATGGCATCCGCATCGTCCTTGGCACGCAGCAGCCCAACTATTTGGACACCTATCTACGTGGCTTGATTGGCTACCATGAACACCTGCTGCGGCGCGACGGTCGGCAGGAAAGTTTTTTGTTCCGAGAGAATCAGGTGATGGACGTAGTGCGGCAGAAAACCGCCACCATCAAACGCAATTACGATTATCAGGTGTATAAATTCAACGCCAATTATTTCAAGTGCTATGACTCTGCTCAGACGCACACGATTAAATATCAGATGCCGGCGTTGGTGAAGCGTGCACTGATGATTCTGCCCGTTGCCATGCTACTTGGCGCTGGCGCGTGGTACGCCGTTTACCGCGACACCATGTTTGCGAAGAAGGATGAGCCGGCCGATAAGACGGCCCCCTCGGGGCCGTCCCAGGCCGGCTCATCGGCGCTCGCACCTGGTGGGGCGTTGAAGGTGGACAGCGGCGAGTCCTACGTGGCCAGCATCACCCCTTTGGTCTCTGATGTGCCTTGGTCCGCGCCGGCCTTTCTCAATCGTCCTGTCGTTTCTGACCCGCACGTCTACTGCATGAGCACGGTCAACAGCTGCCGCTGCGTTACCGAACAGAACACGCGTGTACCCGCCATCCGTGATGATGTGTGCCGCGACATCGCCCGCAATGGTGAGCCTTACAACCCTTTCAAGGCGCCTACTCAGCGCGTGCAGGAGCCTGTTGCCGCTCAGGAGAGCGGGCAGGGTGCCGGCCAATCATCCGCGCCCCGTCCTGTGTCCTCTGCGCCCGTTCCCGGCTCGGTTATCTCCAAGCATTCCCGATCACTTGGCACATTCCCCGAGTCTCCTTCGAAGGCAAGCGCCACATACACGCCGCCGACCACGCTGGATATGTGATTCTCTGCTATCCTGATTCTGTGATCGACCCTGCGTCGCATAGCAATAAACGGATTTCATTGCAATAGGGCAAGAATCGTGCCATTTAAAAAAAGTTCATATATTGTTTTTATTCTGTTCATTTTCCCGCTTTTTGCTGATGCACAGATGCATTCTGTAGCTGGTCGTGGATCTGCCCGTGTTCACCCTCCGCGAAATGTCACTGCTGTGCCTAAGCTGGATTGCAATGAGTTGACCCAGCCGTGGCAACCCTGGATGGTGGAGTATTGCCGCGAGGTTGATTTCTCGATGCAGCATGACCTGGCGCATGCCTGGGGCCGGCCACGCCCGTCTCGCAATGTTATCGAGGTCCCTGCCTTGGGTACTTCTGAGGCCAAGGCATCCGGAGTTTCATGCTCTGAGGGTCGCGTGATCCGCAGGGTCGGCAACGGCTGGGAACAGGCACTTGACCGTGAGCGCAACTATCTTCGGTGCCGCCCTTCGGTTCAGTTGCCTGCTATTTCCATAGGCCGGTGATTGGGGTGTAGGGGCAATGCCCCTACGGAGGCGCTTTATCCTGCCATCGATCCGAAGTGCCGGTCCCGCCAGCTGGCTAGGTCTACCACAACAACCTTCACCATCGACTGCTGACCTGCTCTTTTCCTCCCGGCCTCAGCCTTGCGCCTTGAGGCGTAGCCGGCGCGTAGCAGTTCCATGTGGTCACGCCACGCTAGACCTTTCAGGCGCTCGGGGGTCATCCTGTCGCCATCGGGGCTGACCAGGTAGTTGCCCGCGACACGCCAGCCTGTGAAACGTCCGCTCAGATACTCACACATGCATCGATCCTTCCTTGACCTCGGGGGAGCTTGCCTGGACGCAAAAGTGATGCCAACAAGAGCCGCAGCAGTCCAGCGTAGTACCTCAATGCATTTAACATAATATACATTATGCGAAAAGCTGGTACTTTTGTCCGTGTTGCGCAGCCATCCCTGTTCAGGATCAAAGTTGTCGGTTTCTTTAGTTCGTGTCCTTTTTGCTTGGATCGTGCCCCTGTTTGATTTCAAAGGTTTTTTTCTTTCACCATGGACACGATCCAAAGTTAACGCCTGGGTGCCCTTCGCGCCAGTATCGCTACGCAGAGCCGCTTGCTTAAAGTCAGGTCGCAGCCACTTTGCCGCGACTACGCCTAGAGCGTGCGGGTTTAGGAGGCTTGGGCTGACTGTGTCCAACATGTTGGTGCCAAGCCGCTTCGAGTGCCGCTGGGAGATCGTTCAATTTGGCCAGCTGTGCCTCCAGTGCGTCGGCACGTGCTTGCTGGACGGTGAGTTCCTGGCGGAGTTGAGAGACAGTGGCCTGCGCACGCTCAAGCCCCTCGTCAAGCAAGCGTTCGGCAATTGCAGCTTCTTTTCGGAGGCTCGTCAGTTGCTGTTGAGCCTCCTTGGTCTCCTGGCGTGCCCGATCCACTTCCGCATGCGCCCGGTCTTCTATGGCGCGCACGTGTTGGGTCAAGGCATCGCGCTCGGTACGCCACGCATCCTGCAGTTGCTGGAGCTGGATCTGCAGGTTCCCACGTGCATCCTCTGCATCGACCATCCGTACTGTCGACGCATCACGCTGCTGGGCTAGCTCATCGATCTGACGCTGGAGTTGCTCGACGAGGCGTTCGAGCTCGGACGTGCGGACAGCAGCGAGCCGTTCTGCCTGACGGGCGGTTTCGACCTCACCGCGTAGCCCTGCAAGCTCGCCCTGCATACATTGGCGATCACGCTCCAGAACATCCCGGGCATCCAGCAACGCGGCGCGCTCACTGGCCACGGCCTCATCGGCATGACCCCGCGCGTAGTCCAGTGCTAGCGTCCACCACTGCCCTGCAAGAGCGGCGACGGCCTCCGGCACGTTGGCGGTGGTAATGCGGATCTGGCGATCGGTCGCGAGACGCTTGCCTAAGCCCAGCCACCAAGTCTCAAGCCAACGCACGACAGTGTTCGGCGAGCCAGTGCCAAGATGAGCACGGATGCGTTCGACGGTCGGGCGCTCGCCAAGCGCCACGAGCGTGTCGGCAGCGTTGTGAACGTCTTCTTCTGTGATGCCTCTGGCCACTGACGTTTCTCCCGGATTGGCGCCCCGCCCTGCAGTTAACGTACCGGCGATAATTGATAGTTATCGTGGGTATAGTGTACAAGTCATAGTATACATTACATACTATGAGTGATAATTCCACACTTCCGATCTCCGCGCAAACCGCATTCAGCCTCGTTCTGCCCGAACAGCTGGCCCAACAAGCGGCGGCCGTAGTGCGCGAGCTGCTGGCCGAAGCGGCGGCCGAGAACACTACTCGCAGCTACACCAGTGCCCTGCGCTACTGGGCCGGCTGGCATGCAGCGCGCTACGGCATTGAAATGGTGCTGCCGGTTCCTGAAGCCACGGTTCTGCAGTTCGTGGTCGATCATGTGGTTCGGCGATCAGCCGAGGGCGAACTGACCTGGGAGCTGCCGCCGGTTGTGGACCAGGTCCTGGTCGCCTCCGGACTGAAGGCCAAGCCCGGCGCCTGGACTCTGTCCACCGTACGCCACCGCGTTGCTGTCCTTTCGACGGCGCACCGCCTCAAACACCTTCCCAATCCGTGCGAACAGCCTGCCGTGCGCACTGTTCTCTCCCGCGCCGGCCGGGCCGCGGTCAAGCGCGGCGAGCGTCCCCGCAAGAAGACCGCGATCACTTTGCACGAGCTGGAGGCCATGCTGGCGACCTGCGACGACACCCTTGAAGGTATCCGGGACCGCGCCCTGCTCTGCTTTGCTTTCTCCAGCGGCGGCCGCCGGCGCAGCGAGGTCGCTGCCGCCGATATGCGCGACCTGCGCCGTATCGGAGACAAGGGCTACATCTATCGCCTGGAGCACAGCAAGACGCAGCAGGCTGGCGTTACCGCCTCCTCAACGCCAGACAAGCCAGTCCTCGACCGCGCCGCGTTGGCGCTCGAGGAGTGGGTGGAGGCGGGAAGGATTACTGATGGGGCAATTTTTCGACGGCTGTGGAAGACACGCGTCGGCCCTGCCCTCTCCCCGGCCGCGGTCGCAGAAATCGTCCAGCGTCGCGCTCGGTTGGCAGGGTTGGAAGGCGACTTCGGTGGCCACAGCCTGCGGTCAGGGTTCGTGACCGAAGCCAGCCGCCAGGGCGTGCCGCTGCCGGCAATCATGCAGATGACCGAGCACAGGGCGGTGTCGAGTGTCGTGGGCTACTTCCAAACCGGTAGCGCCGCGCATAATCCTGCTGCGCGTCTTTTGGAGGATATCTAGAAGATCAGGCAGAGGTTGGGACACAGTTGACGCACGCTCCAACAGCCACGCTATCCTCGGCGCATCCGCACACTAAAGGGGCAAGCTGTGCACCTGCACTCAATCAAAGCCGTCAATTTTCGCATCTTCGGTGACGGCAAGACTGCGCCGAAACTCGACTGGACACTCAGACCCACACTCAACATCCTGGTGGGCGAAAACGACGCTGGGAAGAGCGCCATTGTTGACGCCATCCGCCATGTGCTCTGGACCACGAGCTTCGAAGCGACCCGACTGCAAGAACAGGACTTCCATGTTTCCGGTGTCTCGCGCGCCACCGAACTGGCGATTTCGGCAACCCTCAAGGGGCTGGATGAGGGCCAGGAGTCAGCCCTCCTCGAATGGCTGACCTATGAGGAGGACGGCACGAGCACGCTGTACCTGACCCTACACGCCAGATGGATAGCCGGCAATCCGCCAAAGCGTCGCGCGCGCATCGAAACCGAGGTGCGCTGCGGCGCAGACGGTACCGGCCCGGAGCTCGGTGCGGCTGCCCGGGAGATGGTGCGGACCACCTACCTTCGTCCATTGCGTGATGCGGAAAACGAGTTGCGGCCGGGGCGCGCTTCACGCCTGTCCCAAATCCTCGCGGCGCACCCCGACACGCAGGACCAGAAGCACAATGACTTTGACAGGGAAAAAACCGGAGAATTGCCGACGACCCTGGTGGGACTCATGGCCCACGCCCAGCACCACATGGGCAAGCACGAGGTCATCAGGGCTGTCGAGGAAAGCATCAACACGCACTATCTCGACAAGTTCGCGTTTGCCGGCGACACCCTCGCCGCCCGCATCCGGCTTGCCACCGAACTTGCCCTCAATCCTATCCTTGAGCGGTTCGAGCTGACACTCGAGCCCGCCGACGGCGTCGACGCTGACGCGCGTTGTCCGCGTGGACTCGGCTACAACAACGTGCTGTTCATGGCGACCGAACTGGTGTTGCTCAAAGGCAGCGAAGAGCTCGCCCTTCTTCTTATCGAAGAGCCAGAGGCGCACCTCCATCCCCAGCTCCAGGACCGCGTGATGGCGCTCCTGTCGGACACAGCGAGTGATGCGAACAGCGCCTTGCAGGTGGTGATGACCACCCACAGTCCCTCACTTGTAGCTGGCGCGCCGGTCCAGGCCATGACCCTGGTGGTCAAGGGCCGAACGTTCCAGCTGGACGAGGCAAGCACGAGGCTCGAGCCATCCGACTACGCTTATCTTCGCCGCTTTCTCGAATCAACCCGCGCCAACCTCTTCTTTGCGCGTGGTGTGGCCGTCGTGGAGGGGCCCGGCGAAGCGTTGCTGCTGCCCGCCCTTGCCAAGGCATGTGGCTTTGACCTCGCCAAGCATGGCGTGTCCGTCGTCAACGTAGGCGACGTGGGGCTGTACCACTACGCCCGCATCCTCCAGCGAAAGGACGATATCGAAGTCCCAGTTCCGGTTGCCTGCATCACCGACTTCGATGTCGTGCCAAACGAAGCCAAGGGCTATGTTCCGGTAAAAGGCACCGGGAATGCGGGCGTTGGCGGCAACGAAGCGCCCGAAGAAGACGACGAAGACGGCGAGGCGAACGACAGCGACGCCGGGCGCGTGGACGAGAGCGGGAAAAAGAAGAAAAAACCGAAGAAGCGTTTTTTTTCCGACTACACGCAAGACGATCTCAAAGCCCGTCGCGAGACCAAGGAAAACCGTGCCGCTGGCGGCAAAACCATCGTGTGTGTGTCCGAACACTGGACGCTGGAGTATGACCTCGCGTATTCGGGTTGCAGCGAACTGATGCACATGGCCATTGGCCTTGCGGTGGCCGCCAAGAAACACGAAGGATTTCTTCCGGCAGAAAACGTCGACGCGGTCAAAGCGGCCCGCAAGACAGCCTGGGAGAAGCTCAAGTCACAAGGCCTCGCACCGGCAGCACTGGCGAGCGAAATCTACAAACCTCTGTACAAGAAACAGGGCTCGAAAGCGGTCGCAGCCCAGTACGCTGCAGCACTTCTTGAGAGCGGCCGATACGGAGAGGGCGATGCTTTGCTCAAGTCCCTCCCGCCTTATCTGCAGCGCGCCATCGGCCACCTCATGCCTGGGAGCGCTGCATGACCATTCCGCTGATTGCAGAAGATGACCTCGAATGCCTCACCGTTGCGTTTCCAAAACTCGACTTCACCGATCCCGAGTGCCGGGCGGTGCTTCTGGCCAACGGCAAGGTCGACGTCCAGGCCGCGCCCGGCAGCGGCAAGACGACGATTCTCGCAGCCAAGCTTTACCTGCTCAGCCGCAAGTGGGCTTCAGACCGACAGGGCATCTGTGTCATCAGCCACACCAACACGGCAGCGAACGAAATTCGTCATCGCCTTGAGGGCACGTCCGAAGGGGGCCGCCTGCTCGCCTACCCGCACTTCATTGGCACCATCCATGGCTTTGTGAACCACTTCCTCGCCCTGCCCCGGCTGCGCAGCGACGGCGGCACTGTCGATGTCATCGATGATGAGGTGTTTGCCAAGCGGGCACGGAGCTGCGCCCGCGCGAACGGGACGACAAGGGCTTGGGCGGATTATCAATCCGGCAACAACGAACTCATCGGGCAGATGCGCTTTTCCGGGGCCGACCTTGAGATTGTCTCCGGAAAGAACTTTCCCTCATCCGGCAGTGCATCAGGGAAGCATCTTCGCAAGGTCAAGAGAGACCTCGCAATCGAAGGCATCTTTCGCCACATCGACATGTTTGCGTTCGCCGAGCGCGCCCTCGCTGTCACGCCAAGGCTCGCATCGCTTCTTGCGAGACGCTTTCCGTTGGTGATGATTGACGAGATGCAAGACACCTCACCCAGTCAGACCGCTTTGCTGACCAAGGCGTTTGACAGGGGTGCCGTTGTCCAGCGCTTTGGTGATATCAACCAGCGCATCTTCTTCAGCGACGACGAAGATGAGGATGAAGACGGGGCTCCGTTTCCGGAAGACCCCCAGCTGCCCATGAGCACGAGCCGGCGCTTTGGCCCGACCATCGCCGCCATTGTCTCGAGCGTCCGAGAGAAAGGCTCGCCGGTGGTAGGAAAGGGGCCGGATGTGGCCGCGCCTCCGACATTGCTGGTCTACACAGAGCAAACCCTGGAGCGTGTCATTCCCCGTTTCGGTGAGCTGGTCCTTGATGCCTTTGACGACGAGACCATCGCAAACGGGGGGCACATCCGTGCCATATGCGCGCGCCGGAGCGGCGAGTCGAAAGAGATGCCCGGACGTCACGTCGGGGACTTCTGGCCGCCGCTCGCCATAAACCCGAAGACGGCGGCGCCCAAGGGGACAAACGCCTGGCGCCTTCTGGCCGAAGACGCAGGCATGGGGCGTCTGCAGGTCGAACTTGGTGACCGCTCCGAACGCATGCGGCGCATTGTGCTTCTTGCGCTGCGCGA